GTCGTCGGAGTCAGCCCGGACGACATCTTGAGCGAAGTCAAGACCCAAGAACTGGTCCTTGCTCGCAGCATCTTCGCAGACATCGCCTACTCCGAATACCTCTACACCTACTGCCAAATCGGTCGAATCATCAAGAGGAACCACGCAACGGTCATGCACAACCTCGAAATCCTTGCGATAAACATGAGGGCAAGGCCCGACATCAAGTTTCTGCGTACACAGGTTCTCAACAGGACGAGAGATTTTTTGCAACATTAGGAAGAACCCCCGCCATCTTTGCGTGAGTGAACGCAGAGAACGTCATCCTTGACCTGTATCGAAGCGGAGAAATCCGCAAGGCTTGCCTCACGATAACAGGGGGCAATCCGCTTTGGAAGGACCTCGAGCAAGAGGTCGTCCTCATTCTGCTCGAAAAAGACCCCGACAAAATTACCAAGATGCAGGTGCAAGGTTACCTGCGGTTCTACATCGTTCGGCTGATCATGAACCTGTATCGGGGCAATAACAATCAGTTTGCGAAGAAGTACCGCCACCACGACGAGAGGGTCGAAGTGGATCCCGAAACCCAAGAAGAAGGCAAGGACTACGACTCCCTGCTCGACGACCTTTGGGCTATTGCCCAGCAAGAGATGGACTCTTGGGCCAAGGACGGAGCGTTCCCCTACGACAAAGAACTGCTGAACCTGCTGATGCAGACAGGCAACATGAAGGCTATGAGCCGGGAAACGGGCATCCCGTACAGGTCCATCATTTACTCCATCGAACAGGCCAAGGCCAAAATCAAAACCGCAATCGAGTCCAATGGATATACTGGTTTTTCCAATCCTGATTAGTGCGCTTGCGACCCTTGCGGTCGTGGAGTTCCGGGTGCTGCCCCAGTGGTTCTACGCTTTGCCCTTTGCGAAGCGGAAGCCGTTTTCGTGCATGACCTGCTTCGGGTTTTGGCTTGGCTTTGCCCTGACCCTGCCAACGTGCCAGTGGTACTTGGCCCCTATCCTTGGCCTCGCCTCATCTGCCACCGCAATAATCATCCGGGAATGGACCTTCAAATGACAACCGACCAGTTCATCGTGGCCCAAAAGCACAGGAAGTACTGGGACCAATATGTGGCATCGCTGACCATGCGACTGCCACCCGATGCGGTTGGTGAACTGCAAGCCATCTTGACCGCTCACGGACGACCGCCTACGAATTGGTGGTGCGCTGACTGCGTAAAATCGGCCCTTCAATACATTTACCTGCAAGCGGACTTGTTTGCCGAGTCCAACCAAAACACCATAAACCACTCCCTGAATGCCCCTGCCAATCCCGAACAATAACGAAAGCAGAGAAGGCTTCATCGGTCGTTGTATGTCCAACAACGAGGCCAATGCAGAGTTCCCGGATACGGCTCAACGGCTTGCCGTTTGTGGCTCAACGTGGGAGAATCACAAAAGGCAGCAGTTCGAGTCTTACTCCGACTACGGTCAAGAGATTCGCTCCAATGCCAAGCGAGGGATAGAACTCAACGAAAGGAACGGGAACAAGTGTGCTACTCAAACAGGCAAAGTCCGGGCGCAGCAACTTGCCAACGGGGAAGCCATCTCGGTCGAAACCATCAAGCGGATGCACTCCTACCTATCCCGTGCAGAAACCTACTACGACAACGCAGACGACACCTCGGACTGCGGTTACATCTCCTACCTCCTGTGGGGCGGTAAGTCTGCTTTATCATGGAGCAGGAATAAACTCCGGGAACTTGGCGAACTCGAAGGCGAAGGATGACGAGGCACAGGTGCAGGCTCGGATGGACTCGCTGATGATGGTCATAACGACCCTCTGCGACTGCATCGGAGCGGTGGATGAGTCCAATGCCCCGAACCAGTACGAAGTGAAAATGAAAATCGTAAACAAGATAAGCGACCTAATAGACAAAATCGAATACTAATGGGAACCAGCAGAGGACACGGCAAGTACATTGAAACGCCCGAAAAGATGTGGGAGTACTTTGAGGCATACCGGGCAGGGGTCAAGGCAAACCCAAGGACCAAGACGGTATTCCCCGGCAAGGATGCTATCCCCCAGCATGAGCCTTTGGAGCGACCCTTGACCTTGGAAGGCTTTGAGAACTGGTGTGCCGATGCAGGTATCATTGAGGATCTAAGCAACTACTTTGCAAACACGAAGGGCAACTACTCCGATTATTCAACCATCTGTTCACGCATAAGACGGGTCATCCGTCAAGACCAAATCGAAGGGGGTATGGTCGGTCAGTACAACGCAAGCATCACCCAACGGTTGAACTCTTTGGTGGACAAGCAGGAGAATCAGGTCTTTATTGAACAATGGACCGAAGATGATTGATGAAGGTCATAAACACCACCGCCAAGCGGAAGATTGAATCGCTGACCCATCGTAAACGGGTCATCCAAGGAGGGACCTCGGCCTCCAAGACCTTCAGCATCCTTTGCGTCCTCATCAAGCAAGCCTGCACGAAGAAGACCGAAATCAGCATCGTCGGGGAAACCGTGCCTCACCTTCGGAGGGGTGCGATTCGGGACTTCATCAAGATAATGATTGCCAAGGGCATCTTCGTTCCGGCAAGGTGGAACAAGACCCTGCTGACCTACCAGTTCGCTAACCGTAGCACAATCGAGTTTTTCTCGGCTGACCAAGAGGCAAGGCTCCGGGGTGCAAGGAGGCAGGTGCTATTCATCAACGAGGCGAACAACATCGACTTTGAGTCCTACTACCAGTTGGCAATCCGTACCAGCGAGGCCATCTACATCGACTTTAACCCGACGCATGAGTTCTGGGCGCATACCGAGGTCTTGCGTGAGGACGATTCCGAACTGCTCATCCTGACCTATCAGGACAACGAGGCCCTGCCTGATACCATCAAGAGGGACATCGAACTGAATCGCACCAAAGCCGAAACCTCTGCGTATTGGGCGAACTGGTGGAAGGTCTACGGCCTCGGTCAGGTCGGGACGCTTCAGGGTGCGATATACGAGGACTTCGAGGTCGTGGAGGGTATAGATGTCAGCCGAGCCAAATTCGTCGCCCTTGGGCTTGACTGGGGCTTTAGCAACGACCCTACGGCCTTGGTCGCTATCTACCGCCAAGGGGACTGCCTGCTCATCCAAGAACTACTCTACTCCACGGGTCTAACCAACCAAGACATCGCAGATAAGTTGCGGACCTTGGGTATTACCCGGGCTTGGGAGATCGTGGCGGATTCAGCCGAACCGAAGTCCATCGAGGAAATCTATCGGTTAGGTTTCAACATCAAGCCAGCGGAGAAAGGCCCCGATTCGGTCAGGAACGGCATAGACATCCTGAAACGCTACAAGTTGCAGGTAACCAAGGACTCGACCAACCTGATCAAGGAACTGCGGTCCTACACTTGGGCCACGGATAAGGAAGGCAAGAACACGGGGGTTCCGATAGACTCGTTCAACCACGCCTGCGACGCTATGCGGTATGTGGCCCTTAACAAGTTACGGGTCAGTAACTCAGGGAAGTATGTTGTGGTTTAACTTTGAGGCATGAACCCCGAACGCATCCTTGACCTGCTCATCGAAATCGGCAAGACGCTTGCAGCCATTTTCTTCATCATCACCCTTCTAACCCTCCTTTGGACCTTATGAAAGTCGTTCACTATTACCACATCTACTGCGGAGGGAACTGGCAGTTGATACTCAACCAACACATGATGGCGGTCTGCAATTACGGCCTCATCAATGTCTTGGACGAAATCCGTGTAGGCATCGTCGGTCCACCCGAACAACGCAAGGCGGTCAAGGAGGTGCTGGAAAACTCGATGGTGGCCGATAAGGTCAAGGTCGTGGTAACCCGAACCAACGCTTGGGAGCAGGCGACGCTGACTGAAATGTACCGGGCAAGTCAGGAAGAGGAAGCCGTGTACCTGTACGCTCATACGAAGGGGGCTGCGAATCCATCCTTGACCACCCAACTATGGGGCAGGTCCATGCTGTTCTTCAACGTGGTGGCTTGGGAGCGGTCCATGCAACTGCTCGAAGGCGTGGATGCCGTCGGATGTCATTGGATAACCAAAGAGCAGTTCCCACACATGGCTGACCACAACAACCCCGAAGGCTACCCATACTTCGGGGGCAACTTTTGGTGGGCTAAGTCAAGCCACATCAAGGAACTTGGAGAACCTGCAAGGGACCACCGATTCCGAGCAGAAACTTGGGTTGGCAAGAAGCCCGACACCAAGGTTCACGACTCCAACCCCGGATGGCCTTCACCTGAAAAATTCGTTGTAACTTTTTGATATGAAACTACTCGCTAACATCGCCTACCATCACAACCCCGAAAGGCTGCCAAACCTCATCCGGGTCATCGAGGCCATCAAGTCATATCCGGTGCAGGCCGACATCTTCGTGGACACTAACGACCCCGAAGTCGTGGGGCTGCTTGCGGACCAACCTGTAACGGTTCATGCTCACACGCAACTCTCACACCCTTGGATGCTGACTGCGGTCCATCGCACTCGCATTAAGGAAACCTACAAGTACTTTGACTGGGTGGCCTACTTTGAGGACGACATGATGCTGCCCAAGGAGGGCTTCGTCAACTTCACGGAGCGGTTCGATTCGATGTTTGAGGATGGCTTGTACCCGTCCTTCACTCGCATTGAAACCTACGACGACAAGGAAGGCGAATGCACTCCCGACGTGAACGAGGTTCTGCCAAGTTCGGTTTGGTGTCAGTACAACGGCAAGGACTATGTGAGCCTGCCCTTCTTCATCAACTACCACGCTTTTTGGATGTTCAGCGTCAAGAGGCTCAAGGAGGTCCTGACCCGTAATCCGGGCGAACTTGACCACATCCCGAACAACGGCCTTTACCGGGAAAGCCTTGCCTCTTTCCCAATTTGGTCATTGAATCTAAAGCCTATGCTGGAGTTCACGGAGCAGGGCGAACTTGCGGACCATTGCAAGGTCTTCCACCTAACGAACAACTACAAGCACGGAAGCACCAACATTAAAACTCTGTTTAAAAGATGAAACAACTCGACGCTTTACGCAACACCCCACGGATGTACTTCCTGCCCATCGACTACCATTCGGGCAACAACCGGGTGGACGGCCTCATTGACCTTTGTCAAAAGTACCTCAAGCCTACGGACAAGTGCGTGGAAGTCGGTTCGTTTTCGGGGGTGAGCAGTCAGGTCATCGCCCTGCATTGCGGAGAACTGCATTGCGTTGATACGTGGGACTTCGGTGGCACGATGCCAGCCGAGCAGATGTTCGACCTAATGCACTTGAATTACCCCA